AAAGAAGCTCACGCTCAATTCTTTGAGTCACCAACAGCCGGTAAAGAACTTACTACAGCAGCCGCTGTTTTATTGAAGGCCATGTTGAATGAGTACGACGTAGAAGTTGTACGGAATGCGGCGCAGGTTAGAAACTACGTAAAGATGCGGCTTCTCATGCTGACAGGTTCTGACAAAGAGTCCACCCAGTTAAAGGCGTTAGAACTGCTAGGTAAGATGAGTGACGTGCAGGCGTTTACCGAACGGCTTGAGGTGAATGTGACGCACCGAACTACTGAAGAGTTACAAGCTGAACTGGCGACCAAGCTGTCTTCTTATATGGATGGCATCATTGATGTAGAAGCCAAGCAACTGCAACCGACAGAAGAGAAGTACTTGAACGGCGCACCTGCGGTGCAGGTGATTGATCTGGATGAAGAATTGGGTATGACCGGCAAAGAGTTGGACGAGACCGATGACTGAAGTTGTCGAAAAGACGAAACTTGAATTGGTGCTGGAAAAACTCCAAACCCTGCCGTATGGTCAGCAGCAGATGCTGCTCAAGAAGTTCCCTAAAGATGAGCAAGAAGCCATTGCAGAAATTCTGGATGAGTTAAATACCCGCAAGTTGCGTACCCTAGCGTCTGATGACTTCATGGTGTTCATCAGGGAGATGTGGCCTAACTTCATTCATGGTCGGCATCACGAGAAGATGGCCCGGGCGTTTGAGCGGGTGGCCCGGGGCGAGTGTAAACGCCTCATTATTAACATGCCACCACGGCATACCAAGTCAGAATTTGCCAGTTATCTGCTACCAGCGTGGTTTTTTGGCAAGTTTCCGGGTAAAAAGATCATCCAGACGTCACACACTGCCGAGTTGGCGGTGGGTTTTGGCCGAAAAGTACGTAACTTGGTGGACTCTGCTAACTATAAGCGGATATTTCCGGCACTAGACTTGCAGTCAGACAGCAAAGCGGCGGGTCGCTGGGCGACAAACTTTGGTGGAGAGTACTTCGCTATCGGTATTGGCGGTGCTGTGACCGGTAAAGGTGCGGATATTCTGATTATTGATGACCCGCACTCGGAGCAAGAGGCTGCGATGGCGCAGTCCAACCCAGAAATTTACGATAAGACGTACGAGTGGTACACATCTGGCCCTCGTCAGCGTCTCCAGCCGGGCGGCTCTATCGTCATGGTGATGACTAGGTGGTCTAAACGGGACTTAACGGGTCAAGTGATCAAGGCTGCGGCCCAAAGGTCGGGCGAAGAGTGGGAAGTGATCGAGTTTCCGGCTATTTTGCCTTCGGGTAAACCCTTATGGCCTGAGTTTTGGTCGCTCAAGGAGTTGTCAGCCCTCAAAGAAGAACTTCCAAACGCCAAATGGCAAGCGCAGTACATGCAGTCGCCCACATCGGACGTTTCTGCCATCGTAAAGCGGGAATGGTGGAAGATTTGGGAGCATGACAGCCCGCCTTCGTGTGAATTTATCATTCAGTCTTGGGATACGGCGTTCTTAAAGACAGAACGGGCCGATTACTCTGCATGCACAACGTGGGGTGTGTTCTATAAAGACGATGATCTGGGCGTAAACCGGGCAAATATCATATTGCTCAATGCGTTCAAGAAACGCATGGAGTTTCCAGAACTCAAACAGCGGGCGTTTGAAGAATACAAAGAATGGGAAGTGGACTCACTGATTGTTGAGGCTAAAGCAGCAGGTTCGCCCCTGATATTTGAACTCAGGTCGATGGGAATTCCGGTGCAGGAGTTCACACCAAGCAAAGGTAACGATAAAATTGCGCGGCTAAACGCGGTGGCTGATATGTTTGCATCCGGACACGTTTGGGTGCCTAATACACACTGGGCAGAAGAATTGGTTGAAGAGGTCGCATCGTTCCCGTCAGGGGAGCATGATGACTTGGTGGACTCAATGACTCAGGCATTACTGCGTTACAGACGTGGTGGCTTTATTCAATTGGCGTCTGATGAGGAAGATGAACCGAAGTCTTTCCGCAGGAAAGAACCGTACTACTAAGGATGAAACATGGCTATTGAAAAGTCACTTTATGCAGCGCCTCAAGGCTTGGAAGAACTGGCCGCGATGGATCAAGCATCTCCTCAAATTGAGATCGAGATTGAAGACCCTGAGTCCGTGCGTATTGGTATGGGCGATATGGAGATTGAGATCGAGCCAGACAAAGATTCAGAAGATGACTTCAACGCCAACTTGGCTGAGTTCATCGGTGAAGATGTCTTGCAAAGTCTTGCTGAAGAATTGATCAGTGATTACGATGAAGACGTGGCCAGTCGCAAAGATTGGATGCAGACTTACGTTGATGGCCTAGAGTTGTTAGGCATGAAGATTGAAGAACGCACAGAACCTTGGGAAGGTGCGTGTGGTGTGTTCCACCCTATGTTGTCTGAAGCTCTAGTGAAGTTCCAATCAGAAACAATGATGGCAACGTTTCCTGCCGCTGGGCCAGTCAAGACCCAGATCATTGGTAAAGAGACGCCTGCTAAGAAAGAGTCTGCACAGCGCGTAGCAGACGACATGAACTACCAACTCACTGATGTGATGAAGGAATACAGGCCAGAGCATGAGCGCATGTTGTGGGGCTTGGGTCTGTCTGGTAATGCGTTCAAGAAGGTGTACTTTGATCCGTCGCTTGATCGCCAAGTGTCGTTCTTCGTTCCTGCTGAAGACATCGTTGTGCCTTACGGCGCGAGTAACCTAGAGTCTTCCCCGCGTATCACTCATGTGATGCGTAAGACTGAGAACGAGTTGCGTAAACTTCAAGTGGCTGGGTTCTATTGCGATGTTGACTTGGGCACACCTGACAACGTGCTGGATGAAGTCGAGAAGAAGATCGCAGAGAAGATGGGCTTTAGAGCCACTGCCGATGATCGCTTCAAACTCTTGGAAATGAACGTAGACCTTGACTTAGAAGGCTATGAGCACAAAGACAAGAAGGGTGAGAAGACTGGCATTGCACTGCCGTATGTAGTCACTATTGAAAAGGGAACCAGCAACGTGCTGGCCATTCGTCGCAACTGGGAGCCAGATGATGAGACCTACACAAAACGACAGCACTTTGTCCATTATGGATACGTTCCGGGATTTGGTTTTTACTGCTTTGGCCTCATTCACCTCATTGGGGCTTTTGCTAAGTCAGGCACTTCTCTTATTCGTCAGCTTGTCGATGCTGGTACTTTAAGTAACCTGCCCGGCGGCTTCAAGACTCGCGGTATGCGTGTCAAGGGAGACGACACTCCAATTGCTCCGGGTGAGTGGCGTGATGCAGATGTGGCAAGCGGCACACTGAAAGACAACTTACTGCCCCTGCCGTACAAAGAGCCAAGCCAGACATTGATGGCTTTGCTTGGTCAGATCGTTGAAGAAGGCAGACGCTTCGCCAACACAGCGGACTTGACTCTCAGTGATATGAGTGCGCAAGCGCCTGTAGGTACTACCTTGGCGATTTTGGAGCGTACGCTCAAGAACATGTCTGCCATTCAGGCACGTGTTCACTACTCGATGAAGCAAGAGTTGGGACTCTTAAAGCACATCATTGCTGAGTACACACCAGACGACTACGACTACCAGCCTACTGAAGGCAGTCGCAAGGCCAAGAAATCTGACTATGATGATGTTGATGTTATACCTGTCAGTGATCCTAATGCGTCAACAATGGCGCAGAAGATTGTGCAGTATCAAGCTGTTCTCCAGCTTGCTCAAGGTGCGCCTCAACTCTACAACTTACCACTTTTGCACCGTCAGATGCTCGATGTGTTAGGTATCAAGGATGCGCAAAAACTTGTGCCAATGGACGACGACCAGAAGCCCACTGACCCAGTATCTGAGAACCAGAATGTGCTCAAAGGCAAGCCGGTCAAAGCGTTCCTGTCTCAAGATCATAAGGCTCACATTGTTGTGCACATGGCCGCAATGCAAGACCCCAAGATTCAGGCACTCTTGCAGCAGAACCCGATGGCGCAAGCCATGCAGTCAGCCATGATGTCTCACATCAACGAGCACTTGGGCTTTGAGTATCGCAAGCAGATCGAAGAGACATTGGGTATGCAGTTGCCACCACAGACAGATGAGTCTGGTGAAGAAGTTCAGATGTCTCCAGAAGTGGAAGCACGTCTGTCTCCGATGTTGGCACAGGCCGCACAGCAGTTGCTCCAGAAAAATATGCAGGAAGCACAACAGGCTCAAGCGCAACAACAAGCGCAAGACCCGATTGTTCAAATGCAGATGCAGGAGTTGCAACTCAAGGCGCAAGAAAACCAGCGCAAGGCCGCTAAAGACCAAGCCGACAACGCCATCAAAGCGGCGCAGTTGCAGGTTGAGCGTGACCGCATTCAGACACAGCAAGCCACTGATGACAAACGCATCAAGATGGACGCAATGAAGACCGTTGTTCAGATGGAGAGCGATAAGCAGCGCCACATGATGGACAAAGGTGTAGATGTCCTCAAGCAACTTTCTAACAAGAGTCATGAAGAGCAACTGCGGGCAATGCAGGAGCGCATCCAAATGAGACAAAGACAACCTAAAGGAGAATAAATGAATGGATTTGAAGTTCTCATCCAACAAGCGGATGAGAAGATTGATCAACTCAAGGACTATCTGGCCGAGGGCAAGGCCGAGTCCTTTGAGGATTACAAGAAACTGTGTGGTGAGGTTCGTGGTCTACTCATCATGCGGGGATACACCCTAGACCTGAAACAACGATTGGAGACTTCGGATGACTAGTTCCATCCTATTGGCTACAGACGCCAATAACCCACAAGTCGTGGGCACCTATAACTGGGAATCATCAATGGAGGAGAAGGGTAAGCAATTACCAAAGCCATCTGGCTACCGAATCCTTTGTGCAATTCCAGAGGCAGAGAAAGAGTTTGAGGACAGTGAGATTGGAATTATCAAAGCTGATGAAACCATGCGCAACGAGGAGACCCTCACAACGGTCTTGTTTGTTGTTGATATGGGGCCAGACTGCTATCAAGACCCATCTAAGTTCCCTACTGGGCCGTGGTGCAAACCCGGGGATTTTGTCCTCGTGCGTCCACACTCAGGTTCTCGCTTGGTCATACATGGCCGTGAGTTCCGCATCATCAATGACGATACTGTCGAGGCCGTCGTAGACGATCCCCGTGGTATCAAACGTAAATAAAAGGAGCACAAAATGCCTTTAGACG